TGTTTCCCCGCACACGCGGGGCTGAACCGACCGCGGGCATGGTGCTCAGTTGGGTCTATCAGTATTCCCCGCACGCGCGGGGCAAAAGAAAATGCCGCCCGACCTCCTCAGAAAAGATCGAGCGGCACGCAATTCGGAGGACTCAAGAATACGTAACAACGCAATCGTACGCAAGCTGCGACGCAATTGAAATGTTTAGGTTCCTACAAAAATCGTTAGAAATCGGCAGGTTGCTGTTAAAATAGTTAGAGGTAAAACTACGCAATTCGGGGGTAGCAATCATGAAAAGCCTAGCGTTGGCGATGCTCATATTCACGGGCTGTGGAATCGAGGCGGTCATATGCCGCGAGGACGCGCTCTGTTTTGAGTGCAAGATCTCGAGCGATGGAGGTCTCGTCATAGAGCAAGACGAGCAGGTGGCGAAGGCGGCGAACGGAAATGTTTGGATAGAGGACGCCGGCGAAGCGCCCGATGTTGAGAGGCGCCTCATCGGGATCAAGAACGCCGAAGCGTCTTGTTATTTTTACAAGTGCCTGAAGGAGTGCGGACGATGAAGAGCGAGGGAGATTGCTGGGAGAATGCCATTATGAAAACCGAACTTGAGTGTTTCGATAAACAGGGAGAGCCAATCAGTCTTAATAAATACCGAGAGCTGATGAACGATAACACTTACCGTGTAATTGGTTTGACAGGCGGTAAGATTCGGGTGTCGACCGTTTGGCTTGGGATTAGTCACGGTCAGAATGACAAAGGTGCGCCACTTATTTTTGAGACGATGGTTTTTGGCGGACCGGATAATGGCGAATGCGTGCGCTACGCGACGGAAAAGGAAGCCGTGCGTGGGCATTTGCTGAGAAGGAAGAGGGCGTACAAGTCGACGATGAAGGTAAAGGGAGAACCATGAGCCATTCCATTGAGAAGTGTTCCGAATGTGACGAGGTCATAAGCCAGTGCCGCTGTATGTGTTGCACTAAGACTGTGCGTTATACAATCTGTGCGAAGTGTCGGAAAATCCTGCGCGCTTCTTTGACTAGATGGGAAATAAAAATATCTGAAGACTAGAGAGGAAAGTGAAATGAAAATCGCGGGCGAGCAACTCTACCTCGTGGCTTCGGTCGAGCGCATGAAGTTGGTGCGTGATATCGGCGAATGGGCTTCCGCAACCATTGACATCGACATCGAACATAAAATCTTCGGCCCTTTCAGCTCGTACGAAGAGCGAGAGGCAATGCACGCCAAAATCATCGAGATGTTTTTTAATTATATCAAAGGCACGCTCACGATTTTTCGGCTCACTCGCATCAAGAGGAGTTGGATAAGCGACGACCTTCGAGACTGCAAAGGTCTCGCGGCGGCAATCGCATTCGCGAAAAAGAACTATAACAACATTCCCAAAATTCAAACGAGCGGTTACCTCGGCGAGAAGCCGCGACGACCCATCGGCAAACCCTATCGACAGAGAGTATGAGAATGAACAAAGATATTTGCGATTTTCTAAATGCCGTATTTGACGGTGAGAGTGTTTATTACAAACTCGCTATCGAGTTATCTGATCAAATCGAGTGGTCTCGCGGGCGACCAATACCAGAATCCGTAGTCGATGCTGAACGAGATTTGCATTGGCGAATGCGAGGACCGTGGGGACTAAGACCTCAAGTTGGGGAGTTGAATGAATTTTACACTCGGTTCTATTACGGGAAATGGTTAGTCCATAATCACTACGTTCGTAAGGGACCGTTTTTAGTAGGCTCTTGTAAAGAGGCTTACGTCATGGCGCATTACCTTAATGCTTTAGAAGGATATAAATAGAGGGAGAATAAAATGAGTTTTGCGAAGAAGTTAGCAAGTGGCGAACTTACTACGATTTCTTTTCGGCGGGTGAACCATGGGTGAAATGGCCGATTGGATCAATCAAGATGATCCAGAAGAAGATCGCGATCAATACGCTGCGTGGCTTGAGGAAAAGTGCGGGCCATTTCGGATAACTAAAATTGACAACACGAAGTGCAGGTACCACGGATGCGATAATCATAAAGGCCAAGTCGAATTCTACAGCGAAGATGTTTGCGCGCGTTGTCATGCCGATGACATCAAATACGCTGCGTGGCTTGGGGAAAAGCTTGAGAGGATAAAGGAAGAAAACATGAAATACGCTGCGTGGCTTGGGGAAAAGCTTGAGAGGATAAAGGAAGAAAACATGACCGACAAATATAAAGGTTTGGTAGTGACATTGGATAAAGATTACCGCGACGATGATGCCGAATCGATTATCACTGCCATCAAGATGATCAAAGGAGTGCTCGAAGTAGTGCCCGCGGTCGCCAATCACGCTGACGATTGCATTATCAGAGAGCGTGTCGCGAAAGAGTTAGAGAGGGAGATTACAAACTACAAACCGGGCTTCGAGCCTTGAAGGATGAGAGAATGGGAATCACGATAAGAGACACGCCGCGCGCGCACGACATCAATGGCGAGTTCGCATACGACCCGCAACAGCCGCGCTATTGGAAGGGGCACATTGAACATATGCCGCCGGGAACGCTCTTCAAGATCGACGATGGTTTGCCGACCACGATATGGATGAAGTTGGGAAAGTTTCTCGTGCCGAAGATAGATATTCCTCAAGTGGTGGTCAATGGGTTGCCCGAGGGCGACTGGGATAAAGCGAAGGTTAATTTTGAGCAAGAGGTCGATGTTCTGGATGAATGCGCGGTGAATTTGTCGTCGGGTCAGGTCATGGCATTCAGAGCTCATTGTCATTTTTTAATCATCGACGCCGAGCTCGTGGTTCATGGCGAACATCGAAACCTCGTAGTGCGCTGACGAAGGAATAAATGACAAGGAGAAACACAAATGGGCTGTGATATCAATCCGTACGTCGAGGTCAAAACCGATGGGAAATGGGCTAGTTTAAACGCGCCCGAACCGTTATCGGATCGCAACTACGCTCGCTTCGCCTTCTTAACGGGTGGTGAAGTTATAAACGATGCAGGTGTTCCGGCAATACTTCCAACGCCACGAGGTTATCCAACAGATGAAGCGTCACCCCGAAACAGACGTCGTCCCTGGCACAACCACGCGGGATACAACGCATCTTATTTAACTTTGAAAGAGTTGCTGGCTGTGAACTATGGGCAGACCTTCACGGACCTTCGAGTAAACTCCGAGACGACTCTTTTGAATGTCCTCGACCCTTCGTGGTTTTATATTTTAGCGAGTTTGGAGGCTATGCTTGGGGGAAGAGCCGCGGACGAATTGCGGATAGTGTTTGATTTTGACCAATAGAAACGGAGAAAAAATGAGTGTCACTATTTCATTGGGCACGACCGATGAAGGACTTGAAAGAAAAGAAGCGAGCATAGTTGCGATCTTGAGTCTGTTAGATAGAGTTCAAGGATATATCATCAATCCTTCCTGTTCAAACAGTGAACGTCAACGACTCCTCGAGGAATTTACTGTGTTCATGTCAAATTGGAGGATCGATTGAGCGCAAGAAACGACCCGGACGAAAGCTTCGTGGGGCAGGTCATCGAGTGGGAGAAGAAGAAGTTAACGGATTCAGTCGATGAAAGCGACATGAAGGAAGCCGCCGCAATGGCAATAAAGCAGCGGTACGAGATTCGGAGAGAGTATGAAATATCGATGCGCGAACACGCAAAGAGTGTGGAATCGATGGTGTCGATGTTATCGACCGATGAACTCAATCATCGCGAGGAAAGTATAGAATTGATCCTATCAGCGATGCGAGTCGCCTATCGGTTCGGCGTTGACGTCGGTTGGAACCTACCTCTCAAACAAAGGGAATGAAGAAATGAATCTTCAAGACAGAAGATTTAAATGCCGACAACTGACTCGAGACATTGATAAACTTCAGAATCGACTTCAACTCCAACGTAGAAAATTAGGTACGCTCCGAGATGGGTGCACACATAATTTTCGTGCCGCAGAACATTCCAAACAAGTCGAAGGATCTTCGGTGACCATCTTTGTCTGCAGTATTTGCGGAGTGGAAGGGATGAAATGAATCAAACAAAGAGAATGAATCCAATAGAAACGGAGAAAAAATGAGTGTCACGATTTCACAGAGCACGATCGATGAAGCCAAGGCCTCGGTCGATGAACGCGATAGAGAGTACGCCGCCGCAATGGCAGCGAGGCAAGAAATTCTAGCGAGATCGATGGCGGACGATGAGACAATGACTTCGCTCGCAAAGGATGTGGAAGACTTCTTTAATCGCAAGCATCAATCTTCTCGAAGAGAAAGCATAGAAAGCATAGAAACAATCCTAGAAGCACTTCGATCCGCATATTTGCTCGGCGTCCAGGCCGGGCGACTGCGATGAGGGAATGAAAAAATGGGAATCAAAGGTGAGTGCGAAGTCTGTCGTCTCAAGCGTGTAGTGACCGAGCACAAAAGGCCGGGGTTAAATGAAATGGTAAAGTTATGTTCGTCATGTTCCGACGTCGAAGGTATTTTCGATAATGGCGACCACTACGCACTTCTGCTAAAGATCAACTCGAAGTTGGACCTACTGGCGCAACGCATCTCGCGACTCGAGAAATGAAGAAATGAAGGGGAATCATGAGCAGCGAATGGGGAAGAGATCAAAACGATGCCGCTCGAATAGAAATGGAGAAGAAACGACAAGAAATCAGCAATGCAAGGGAAGATTCTTTGTTGCGAGTTCTCGCGGAGAGCGTGGCGTCGGTGATCGAGAGAGACCCGCATCATTGGTCGCCCCGCCCTTGTCAGACATGCCGGGCTGTTTCCACGCTACTAGGTCGGCCATTCGGTTGCGAACGCGTAAGACTTTGATAGTCGATTGGGTCTTCACTCACGGACCGGAGAAGAGCAGGATTTTGCGGCGTATAAAAGCCATCGTTGGTGAAGGGGAATGAAAAAATGAATCAACAAGAAATTCTAGCGAGATCGATGGCGGACGACATGACGATGACTTCGCTCGCAAAGAGTGTGGTGGAGGAGATGCCGTCGATTAAAGAAGACCAGCAAGAGGAAAGTATAGAAACAATCCGAGAAGCACTTCGATCCGCATATTTGCTCGGCGGGCGACTGCGATGAGAGATTGAATCCCCCAGAATAACAGCGGTTGCACTGCCGGATAAATTAGGTCTAAGATATCGTCTTATTGGATAAGCCTGATTTTATCACTGCTAGTGCGGGGGAATTTGAGTGAGCAGAAAAGCGATCAGTCGTGAACTCTACGAGCAGATGCTAGAGGCGTTTCGAGAAGAGCCCGGCAATATTAGTTACGTGGCGCAAAAATGCAATGTCGAGTATCGCACCGCCACAAAGTGCTGGAAGGTCGGCTGGGAATCAAAGTACTTCGACCCCGCTAAAGATGTCGTCGAGCAAGAGCAACTCGAGGCGAGATCGCGAGTGGCGTCCGAGAAGGCGAAGCGCAACCTCGAGACAGCGAGCATCAAGTCAGAGGTCGTTCGACAGGACGCGATAGAGATTCGCACCCACGAGACGAAGATGGTCAGAGGAGCGAGAGAGAATTGCATCGCGCTCATGGCCTGCTCTCAGAAGCTTCTAGGCGGCGCCTTTCAACTCGCGGCGAAGCTCGGCGAGCAACTCAAGACAGAGCAGCTAGGCGTAAAGGATGGCCTCGCAGTCGTTGCGACAATCGGCAAACTCATCAAGGATGGCAACGAGAGCGCCAAACTCTCGCTCGTGTTGGAGCGCCTGCTCGTCGGAGCGCCGACCGAGATCATTGGGCTGACGAATATCACCGTCGAGGAAGCAGAGTCAGAATGTCGACGCGCGCTCGCCACGATCGAGATGGCGAAAAGCATGGGCGCCGACGCCGTTTGGAATCCCGCGCTCACCGAGTCAAGTTCAGAGGTAAACGCCGAATCAAGTGCGGACGCGGTCATCATCGAATCAACGGGGGGCCGCAATGGCGCCGGCAACCCAGTTCACTGACTCGCGGTCGGACCTATTCAAGGGAGCAACGAGGGCGGCGAGACAAGTAGAGCTTGAGCTCGCCCGAACGGTTCCCGCCGTCTTCAATCAGGCCGTGTTGCGCAACGAGCGCACGGGTCAGCGTATCCAACAGAGCATCCCTCAGAATCATTGGCACTCGCTCGCCAATCGACACAATCGATTGCTTATCTGGAGTCACGTCGAGAGCGGCAAGACAAACCAACTCTCGATAGGGCGAACTCTCTTTGCCATCGGTAGCGATCCCGCGTTGCGAGTAGCAATCGTTAGCAACACCTCGGCGCAGGCAGTGAAAATCGGTTATGCGATCCAGCAATACATCGAGAAATCGGAAACGCTTCACGAGATCTTTCCCGATCTCTTGCCCGACGAGCCGTGGAACAACACTGAAATGCAGGTGAAGCGCAAAGTATTTTCAAAGGATCCGACGGTCTTCGCGTGCGGCATTCACGGAAACATCACGGGCGCGAGAATCGATCTCCTCATTCTCGACGACCTACTCGACTTCGAGAACACGAGAACGAAACGCGCGCGCGATGACCTTTGGGATTGGTACGAGTCAACGCTCGTCGACCGCCTCACAGAAAATGCGCGAGTGATTTGTGTCGGCACCGCCTGGCATCCCGATGATTTCATGCACCGCTTGGCAAAGACGCCGGCATGGAAAGCATTTCGATATCCAATCACAGATGAGAATGGGAAACCTCGGTGGCCCGATCAATGGTCCGAGGAGCGCATCGCCCTCAAGCGTCAAGAGCTCGGCCCGATTCAAGCGCCGCGAAAACTCGACTGCATAGCGCGCGACGATTCCGAGGCGAGGTTCAAAAAGGAGTGGCTCGATATCGCGCTCAAGAATGGCGAGGGCAGAGCGCTCACGTTCCAGCTCGACATCATCCCGTACGGATGCCGCGTTTATACGGGCGTCGACCTCGCCGTCAAGAGAGGCGATGCGAACGACTTCACCGCGATGGTGACGATTCTCGTTTATCAAAACGGGTGCCGGGAAATCATCAACGTCGAGCGAGGGAAGTGGAAGGGCATCGATATTCTCAAACGCTTGTTCGATGTTCAACGGCGCTATCAATCAATCTGTGTCGTCGAGAACAACGCGGCGCAAGATTACATTGTGCAATTCGCCCACGAGATGGGACAATTCGGTCAGGCTCAATTGGGAGTTATTCCAATCATCCCTTTCACAACGGGTAACAATAAAGTTCATCCCGATTTTGGTGTCGAGTCTCTCTCGACCGAAATGGCAATGGGCAAATGGTCGATACCCAGCAGCAACGGCCGAGTGCACGCCTCACTCGAACCGCTTGTGGACGAGATATGCAATTACGACGTGAACGCTCATACTGGCGATTGTCTGATGGCGATGTGGTTCGCACGCGAGGGCGTTCGCATTGGTGACGTGAAGGTAAAATCAGGCTATATCGATTTGATGTCGCGATGATTTTCAGGAGGGGGAATCAATGTCAGAAAAAGTTTGTATAGACTGCGAAGCGCCCGTCAAAGAGGGGCAATATTGCGAAAAGCTCGGCGAGATTCGCTGTCTCAATTGCGTCTTGAAAACCATGGATCTCATTCCGCCTGTGCCGAGCGCCGTGATATCGATGGCGAATAATCTCTTGAATGCCGCTCGCGCTCGTTCGAGTCAAGCACTTCATTCCGACCCGCTTGCGCTCGATATGAAATGCTCGGCGCGTCAACTCTCGATTCTCTTGCTCGGACACGCGCAAGCGATCTCGATGAAGGCGTACGATACGCAGGCAAAATCAGACGTCGACGGTCGACTCGCGGTGCTCAACGAAGTCGATCGCATTGTCGAGCTCGTGCAGAAACTCGACCTCGTCGCCGACAGAATAATCGCGAGAGGCGAATGATTCGACCCGTGCTCATTTGGCCAACCACTAAACTTGAGTCGAGGTGCGAGCCCGTCGACGAGATTCACCTCGACCTATTGCGCAAGGGAAACGTTTGCTGGTTGCGCACGCTCATGATCGATCTCGTCGAGACGCTCGCTTGTTTCGGCGGCTCGGGATTGTCGGCGCCGCAATTCGGCGAGCTCGTGAACGTCATCGCGATCCGAGTCAAGCACAGCCAACCAGAAGGCAAGGCAGACATCGAGGAAATCATCCCGATCGTCAATCCCTCGCTCAAGCTCCTAAACGGGGCTCAGTTGATTTCAGAGGAGCGGTGCTTATCTTTCCTCAACCATGTCGTAAAAATCAAAAGGGCGAGAGATGTGGCCTTATCCGGCGTTGGTCTGGACGGTCACGCAATTGAGATCGGGGGCGATGGAGCGTTGGCGATCTCGATCCAGCACGAAATGGATCATCTCTCAGGCACCGTGCTCACCGACTACGAATCGCAACTCAAACGCGATCTCATTCGAGTCAAACTCGCGAAATTGAAAATCAAGGGCCTGCGGTATCGAGTGCCCACAGAAAGGCAACCGACATGAGCAGCGCAACCCGCGTTGATATGGGCCGAGTGAGCAGACTAGTGGGAGCGATCGCGCAAAAACTCGGCGGGCGAGTCGGCGATCGCGCCGCGCAGGCAGTCACCAATCAACGCATCGCGAGACTCGGTCTGACGCCGCGTCAGCAAGAGCTCAATTGGTTGTGGGCCTGGTATCGATGCCAGCATTACGATACGAGAAAATGCGACTGGAACGGCAACGAGGTCATTGACCCGATCGAGATCGAGGCGATAGCGACAAAAGGATTTCTCCCGCCCGGCTTTCAATCGATGTCGACAGGCGCGATGCCGAACAAGTTCAGAAAGCCAACCGCGCCCTACGCTCTCCCAAAAGTCATCGTCGATAGATTCTCGGGATTGCTTTTCTCAGAGCGTCATCACCCTCAAATTCGTGTCGAGGGCGATCCGCTCACCGAGGACTTCGTCGGCGCATTGGTCGAAGAGGCGCGCCTTTGGCCGCTCATGATGCTCGCCCGCGAGTACGGGGGCGCGATGGGGACGGTCGTTATCGGGTTTCAATTTATCGATGGGCTTCCTCGAATCGAGATTCACGACCCGCGTTGGATGATTCCAGACTTTGAAGACGAGCTCGAGCTCGTGCTCAAATCGATCGAGAAGCGACACATGTTCACGAAGGAAATTCTCGACCCGAGAACGGGAATCAGGCAGCCAATTGATTTCTGGTATCGGCGCGTCATCACGAAAACATCGGACGTGCTCTGGGAGCCCGTGCCCGTCGACGATGGCGAGGAGCCCGATTGGGAGAACCTCGCGCGAAAAGAAGTCGTTCACGGTTTCGGTTTCTGCCCGGTGCGATGGGTGCAAAACCTCCCGGTGCAAGACGATATCGATGGCGACCCCGATTGTCAGGGCGTCTATCCGCTCATCGAGGCAATCGATGCGCTCATGTCGAGCGGATTAAAAGGCACGCAGGCGAACTGCGATCCTACCCTCGTGATCACCTCGGCCGCTCGCATGGACGAGATCATCAAGGGCAGCGATAACGCGCTGCACATTCCGAATGGCGACGCGAAGTACCTCGAGATCACAGGGCAGGGCATCGAGATCGCAATGAGCAAGATCGAAATGCTTCGCAAGCACGCTCTCGAGGTCGCACAGTGCGTGCTAGAGCACCCCGAGCAGTCACAGCGCACGGCGACAGAGATCGAGAGAGCGTTCTCAAGCATGCTCGCAAAGGCCGACGTCATGCGTGAGCAGTACGGCGAACGTGGCGTCAAGCCTCTCATCCTCGACATGATCAAAGCGATTCAGAAACTCGGCGCGGGGAGCGTGCAAGAGGACGGGTCGGTCTTAAAACAGACCATCAATCTCTCGCCGAGCGTCACGAAAAACGAGAACGGTGTCTCGATTCAGAAGCCGCGCGTGCTCGGCGCCGGTCCGAATTACTCTCTCAAATTGCAATGGCCACAGTATTTCGACCCGACTCTCACAGACGTCACAGCGGCGACGAGTGCCGCGGGCAACGCCAAAATGAATGGGCTTATCGACGACGAGCACGCGACGAAATTCGTCGCCGAGTATTTCCATATCGAAGATGCGCAGGGAATGCTGAAGAAACTGAAGTCGGAGCGGTTCGAGAAAGACGCCGAACTCGAGAACATGATGCTAGGCAGAATGCCTAGCATTAGAAACCAGGAATTGTCAACGCAAAAACCAGAGACGCACGAAGCGGAGATCGAGAAGGACATTCAATCGACCGCTCTCAACGGCGCGCAGATCGCCAGTCTCTTGCAGATTCTCATGTCCGTTCAATCAGGATTGTTATCGAGAGAGGCCGCTATCGCCGTCATCACCGGGTCCTTCCCAATGTCATTCTCAGAGAACACAGCCAGTGAGATCATTAACGCGATCGATATTCGACCATCAGAGTTACAAGAGCCGCCGCCGGGAGGCATGTCATGATGAACGTCGAGCATATCGCAAAGATCTGTCATGAGACGAACCGCGCCTATCGAGAGGTGATCGGCGAGACAACGTCGCCGAGATGGGAGGACGCTCCCGATTGGATGAGACAAGCGACAATCGAAGGCGTCATCTTCCTGCTCGAGAATCCCGGTGTTTCCCTTGCCGAGCGCGCGCATGAGAATTGGCTGCATCGAAAAGAAAAGGACGGTTGGAAATACGGCATCGTCAGCAACGCCGCAAAGAAAGAGCATCCGTCGATTCTCCCGTACTCGATGTTGACGGAGAACGACCGGAGAAAAGATGCGCTATTCATCGCGGTCGTTCACGCGTGCGTTC